TTCTTAAAGCTTCCGTGTACACCAGTAACCGTTCCGCTGAATGTGCCATTCTGACACCACATGTTACCGCTTCCATCTAGCGTAAAATTATCAGTAGTGATAGTTATCTGACCGACAGTGAACGCCATAGTGTGACCCGTAAGATTTATCTGGTCCGCCTGTATGGTAGCCGTAGATATTCCATTACTGATGGCTATATTCATCTGCCCTTTGTTGACAAGCCCTTTTTCATTTACTTGACTAACGAAAAGCCCTGCAAAATCTGTATTCAATACCGCTCCAGCAGATGATTTGAGCTTGCCATTCGCATCGAATCCTCCGGCAGCTACACTCCAGCTACTACTACTCTGCTTAACGAGAGTAATGGTAGAGGCATAATCATTTCTGATACCTGTACCGACATCATCTGCATGACTTCTAGCACTGTCGATGGCCCTGTTGAGCGTGGCAACGTTCTCCTTCAACTGCTCTTTCGTAGCAGCCTGCCCTACCGTCTGCGTGATGGTATCAATATCCTGCTGAATATTCGTGATGCTAGTAGAATTCGCATTCACCTTATTTACAGTACTCGTAATGCGTCCAGATAATATTTCAACCTTAGAAGTTACTGTCGTATTGGTAGCATAATCTAGGTTCTTTACCCAAGCTTGCACCTTTCCAACAGAAGCTTCAATTCCTGATGTCGTAAACGTCCGGTTCGCCTTGTCTGTTTCATCTACATATAGTCGGATGCTTTTCTTCTCTGCATCGAGGTCAAGCCCCAGCTGCGTAGTCGTGCCATCAACCTTATTAATATTCTCTCCCAAGAGCTGGATATTCGTGGCAGTCTGCTTTATCTGAGTGCTTACACTCTTCGAAAACTCGCTGAGAGGTTTGTCCGTGATTGAAGCGATGGCGATATAGCAGTCACCGGTATAGCGGAGAACGAAATTACCGGTTCCATTCCATACTCCCTCAAGAGGGATATTCGTCCAGTCTCCTGAATAAGGCACGGCGACATTCTGAGCAGTCAGCGTATTGCTCTTGCCCGATACCGATGAGCAACCCTCGAAGCCAACTGTCAGCGTTCCCGCTGTCTTGGCAAAGATGCGGATGCTGATGTAGAGCCTATCCTGCACATCGGTGCTGCCTGTAGCAGGCTTCTTCAAGCCATTATCTCCTGTCGAACCGCTAGGCTGCTGATATTCTTTGTGAGTACCCGGCTGACGGATATGGGCATTCAGCTGCTTCACTCCGCAGTTCTGCAAGCGCAGCACCTGCCTTCCGTCCATCTTGTCTATCGACACCTTGCGGTTTCCGCTTACCGAGAGCAATCCGTTCACCATAAATGGATTGCCAAGCGCATCTGCCCAGAACATCGACTCGTCTGTGGTATCCACCGCCCAGCAGGAAATGATAGTATCTTCGTCATCCCTTACCTGTTCAAGGAACTGACCATTTTCAAGATAGTTATCAGAGTTGGTAAGCTCGTAGCTGGTCTGTGAGAATCTGCTGGAGAACATATTTTCGAGCACCTGAAGTTTCGAGTCAACGCTTTCTCCTGTGCGCTGAATGATGAAATCACCCACCGCATAGAGATTGTTCAAGAACTCTCCGAATCCCGACAATTCTCCGAGGATAGGATGAACGATGCCCTTCAGATTGCCGAGTCTTCCCTTCAGCGCATTGTTCGGGTCTGTCTTCAGTCCGTAGATAATATCCATGTACGGAGTATTCGCACCCACGGTCATCAGCTGTATGATACCCTTGCGCTGTGAGTCGCTGAGGTTATCCACTCTCACGAAGGTATCCTTCTTCTTGATGAGAGACTCGGCTGTAGCGCCTTCCATTGTGGTAGTGAAATCCCGGAACTTGACCCATGCAAGCATATCCTTTCCTGTTCCTTCGCTTCCCACCTCTGTAACAATCAGCTCGTAGCCCTTTGTCACATAGTAGTTATTGTCCTCAGACGGTTCACCATTATACTGCTGCACCATGATATAATCGTCCTTTCGAAATGGATTATACATGGTTCCTTCCTTCGTGTCGAGATACACCTTTCCGGATGCCGCATCATAATGATCCACTTCCAGCATTCCCGTGAAGATACGGTTATCGTTCTCGCCTAGAAGCTGGGAAACCACCATCTCGAATACTCTGAGCATACCCCTGACATTAATGTTATCGAATTCTGCGGTCCACTTATCCTCCTGTTCTCCTGCAGAATTCAATACAGGAGTATTGAAAATGCTCCACCCTTTACCTCCAATAAACCCAGAAGAAAACTGTTTGCTGGATAACTCGCCACCGAATCGGGTATTACCATCAAACTGTGATTTACCTCTTACTTGCAGTTCACCTAACGATGCTTTTCCCCAAGCTAAGATTTCATCTAAGCATAATTTATAGCCACCATCCGTCTTGGTTGCAATTGAAAATCCAATCTGGTTATCGGTATCAAAAGATTCTGATTGTATGCCATGAGCAATGATACCATCTTTGGTGAAAGAGAAGAGCTTTCCTATTTTCAAGGATTCAAGCTGAGCAATACCTTCTTCATTTATATAAAATTGGTTGTCAGAGCCTATAGTGATACCTTTAAAAAAGTAGGATAACTCATTGGAAACGATACCTTTTTTAAAATAAGATAAAGCTTCTGATATGATACCATTTTTATATACGTGGGTCTGCTCAGACTCAACACCTTGATCGGTAATGCGAATATTTTTAGCCGTAAGCCATCCTTCAACGAGAACGTTGCGGTTGAAAATAGAGTTTCCTCTTGCTACTAATTGCCCTCCAGTAACAAGATCTCTACCAACTGCAACGTTTCCATCGAAAGAATGATTTTCTATATTGTTTACAATTTCATCTGTCATAACAACAAGCTCGAAGATAAATCAAGGAATACCTTTGCTGCATCAACATTGCCTAGACTCTGTTCTGTCAATGATGCTATATGATACACAATAGAAGAATAGCATTTCTCACATATATGTATGCCGCCATTTTCAATCTTGGGAACAGAAAGATATACGGCTTGGTCTATCGTTGCCTCTTTAGAGAGACACGAATAGAACTCAACAACCAATCCTTCTGCTCTCAATACAATAGCGCATACTGGTTTCTGTGGATTTCCACGAATGCCATTGTAAGGTGAAGACTGCAAAGCGTAAGATTCATCATCAGCACCTATTGGCTTGTACACACTTCTTGTCCAGTCACTCATACGGAAAACCAACAAGCGCATGAAATCTTCCGGCAATATGATCCAGCCACTGCAATTCTCTTCCCAATGCACTCCATCCTTACCTAAATTCAATCCACTGTCAAGCAAGTGTGTAGGAGCATCCATCTCCACCTTCTTGACGGAATCGGCAATTTTACTCTTGATAATTTCATCAAGAGTCAGCGTGTCTGAATCACCCTCAGAAATCAATGATGCAGAACTGGCATTCTGATCGATGGCGATTCTTACATCACGAATTATATCGTCTATTTGATAGATCATGGATATCTCCTATTTAATTATTCTTTCACAAACAAAATACCGTTTGCCTTGCCTGTAGCCAGGATTGTAGCCCAGTTTGTCAGTTTTCTGGCAGAACAGTTGAAGTTGTCAACAAGATAGTTCTTGGCATCCTCGTTGCAGGTCACCTGTACTACTGTGTATTCACCCTCATCAGAAGCCATATCTACACCGCTAGTGGTCTCTCCTTCTACATCGTGAACAGAACCATCAACGGCATTCTCTTCTGCTTCCTCGTTCTCCGCAACCTCTTCTGTCTCATTCCCCAGCTCAGCCTCAGTATCATCAGCAGCACTCTCACTAGCCACCGTTCCAGGCGATTCTATCGCCTGTCCCTGAGCATTACCAGCCTGCGCATCAGCTTCAGCTTTCGCCTTAGCCTTGTCAGCCTCCTCAGCCTTTTTCTTCTTGTCAGCCTCCTCAGCCTTGCGCTTCTGTGCTGCAATCTCCATTGGAGATAGTCCAAGGTCCTTCACGTCAAGAAGCGTAATTTTTCCGCTGACAAAATAATAAGAGCGCTCAATGACAGTCTGCACGATAGGATCAGTCGTCATAAACGTAGCAGGATGAATACCGAATTTGTTCTCAAAGCCACCCTTAAACTCCACATGAACGGTAGCCTTGCCGACTGGCCACTCCATCACGCCAATGGCACCATATTTTTTTAATTTCATAACTGTGTATTTAAAAGTAAAATGAAGGGGTGCATCATCGGTGATACCAAGGATACACCCCAAAAAAATAAAAGATTATGAATCAACTACTCTTCCTGCGCAAACAGATCACCGTTGAACTCATCCCAAGATGTTGTAGCCTTGGTGTACTTCCACATCTGGCCGGTCATCGCATTCTTAGAAATGCCTGGACAGTCGCAAAGCAGGTAATATACCTGACCGTCGATAAGGTCGTCACCAGTTGGAGCAGCCTCGCTGTCCCACATAGTGAAGCCGGTAGCACCAAGTGTGGCAGGTGTACCCTCACCGTCAATCCAGATATGGCAGGTTCCCTTCAAGCCGAGGCCGTCCCATACGAGAACACCGCTGCGCTTTGCCTCCTCACCCTCAACATCATCGTCAAAGCTGTGTTCGTTGCGGTAAACATAGTGAACAAGGCGGTCTTCACCAATAAGGGCACCACTGTTACTCCACTTTAAGTAATCAAGAGTAGGCTCACGCTTGATGTCAATATCACCGAATACAGTGTGAATGCGTGTTACCTCCCATCCAAGGGAATTGGTCGTAACAGTGATAGTTACCTCTGGATGCTTAGAGAAATCAATACACTGAATGTTCTCAAGCAGGTTCTTACCTGCAAGAAGCAAGGCTGTCTTAGGAACATCCTCACCAGTATAGAACATCTTTGCAAGTGCAATGAACTGCTCGTAAGTCCACTTGCCGGTCTTCTGCAACAGACGCTTGAACTGCCAGCGGACACCCTCTGTATAATAGATGGTCTGAGGACCAATCTTTGTCTTTGTCGTTACCTTACCTTTTCGGCCTGACCACAAGGTACGATTACCCTTCACCTTGAAGTTGGTGATAGCCTGCTCAGCAATGAGCGCTTTTGAGAATGGAATCTGCTTCTTCTGTGCATCGAAGTAGTCAGATACAATCTGGTTCATGCCACGCTTCTGCAAATACAAGAGGATAGGCTTTGGCACGATGGTATCAGGGTCAACCTCCTTCTGTGTCTCATAGAGAGCATTCGAGAGGATAATGCAGGTTGTACCGGCAGGAATCTCCGGCACGGTACAGTACTCATCCGTTTTATTGGTCTTCGGACCATTAACGGCAATAATTACTGGGTTATTGGTAACCGGATCTGTACCTGTGACAGCAATCATCAAGTCCTTGCCTGGAGTCTTGGTCTGGCCGTCCTCTGTATATCCATCTACTCCCTTCACAAGCAGGGTTCCATACTCGGCAGGGATGCCCTGATCCTCAACTTCAAGCGGAAGAACTGCGGAACGGGCTGTTGTTGCTTCCAGCTTGGCCGATGTCACAACCTCACTTCGCGGCTCGTCAATCATGTAGTGTTGCACCTCAGGAGAATCTACGTTCACCGTCTTGGCTCTCAGCATCAGCTGCATCAACGGGGTGTCATCCTTATGGAACTCGAATAGATCATTGTCCACAGCAGTGGCAATGAAATTACCAGCACCAATACCACCGGTAGCTCTTGCACTCTCGCTTACGGTAGTACTCTTGCCAGGCATCTGCGTCTGGACGCCAGCAGTACCAGTGGTAGGTGTCTGCGTGCCAGATACTGTTTGAACATTTTCACCTGCAATAGGCGTGTTTACTGTTTCTGCCATTTTCTTGAATATTAAAATGTGAATATTAAATTACTTACTTTTTCGTTTGTCAATGTCAGCCACGGCAAAACCTTCCATCGCCATCCGGCTAACGGTGGTCGGGGAACCATGTATCCAGCACCCCCTGCGTGGCTTCACGCAATCTTTTCTTTCAACCAGTTCCATAGGCTAGGTAGCTTCCTTGGCAATGTCAAAGATACTCTCAGGCTTCTTCTTGGCAGGCTTGCTGTTCTTGCCACCGAGCTGAGGAAGCCCGTCACCACGTCTGCCCTGGCGGAGCTGCTCCTGGATCTTGGCGTTTCTGCCACGAACTTCACCTTCACGTGAGGCATCATTCACATCATCGTCATGATTGATGGCTTTCAATGCCATCATGATGCTCTCTGCACTGAACTTGCCGAGGATACCATCCTTCATGATGGTAATCAGAAACTCCATGGCTGCATCAATCTCATCATCGGTCAAGCCTTCCTCCTGCTGCAATTTCTCAACAGTCGAGCGGGTCTCCTCGATGTTCTTGTCATACTGCTCCTGGTATTTCTTTTCCTTGGCAACACGCTCGGCATAAGCCTTGCTTGCAGCCGCTACCTCCTCACGCTTGGCCGGGTCTTTCATGTCCTCCACGAAGTCCTCGCCATACATATCAACCAAAGCAATCGCAGGGTCTTTGCCGTTGCGCCAGTCTGTAAGGAATTTCGCAGAGCGAGGGTCACTCGTAAAGAGGTTGCTCATGGCTTCCTCTCGCCCCTGGTATTCTCCCAGACGCTTGTCGTAATCGTCGTAATCATCATTAATCTGACCGAAAAGAGCCTCGTCATCGTCGAACTGCTTATCAGGGTATTTTGCCTTCATGCGGTCCGAGAACAAATCACGCTTGCTTTTAACTTCTTTATTATCAGCCATAAATTTAATTATTATTTATAAATGAAAAAACTTTGCGCAAATATAGGCACATTCTCGCACAAAAGAAGTTTATCTTTTTACGCACATTATTGCTAACTTTGAAGTGCTTTTAATAAGGTATATTAATGCAATTTTAACCTCTTCAAACTACGAACAGATGAAACATATTGGTGCAAACATGGAGTTTTCCGACGAGAGGCTGGAGAATCTGATGAGAGTCTATGACAACTATATCACGAGTTGCGAATACATAAAGATGCCTGAGGTGTACAAGCATATAGCCAACGCACCGGCAGACAGGTTCTATGTATCCGATGTTCGTGCATCCGTTGTCGTGTCTGATATGTTGCAGGGGAAGCCGCTGTCAAGCATGCGTCCACTTAAACGTGAGATGTTCGAGGAAATAAGCAGGCGTGTCGTGGAACTTAGAGAGCAGCATCCAACGTGGACGCTGCGGAAGCTATGCACCGTCGTGGTAGAACAGCCTGCACCCAAGTTCTACATCACGCCAGGTAGCGCTAAGATAATGGTATGCAAGGCTCGGAGACTATGGATAAGAAAGAAAATGCAGAGACTCGCGCACTTCCCCATGCTACAACTACGATGAACTGCGAATTTAATACAAGGAAGGAATTATGGACGCAATTAAGACAGAAGAAATAGCAAAGGGACTGCTCAAGGAGAACGACCGGAGAAATGCCATCATCTATGCCAAGTTCGACCCGGTTACTGGAGAAGGTTCCATCGGAGCACGTGTCAAGGTACATATCTCCGACCATCCCCTGCCCGACCAATGGTTGCCTGTAAGGATGATGCGAATACCGCTGGTCAAGCAGATAGTAGAAGCAGGGTCTATAGAAAGGTTCCTCCTCGACTATATGGAGGTGGAGGAAGTCACGGAGGAAGATTTTCAGAAAGTGCTGGAGCAGTTTACCAGGATGCGAATGCGGTACGACTTCGCCTTCTGGGCAGCCTGCTTTGTGTATATCAAACGTAAAGGTGGAGGAACGGACTGCCTTTTCAGGCTCACAAGACCGCAACGAAGGTTCGTCAAGAAACTCGAAAAATACAGAAGCCGCAGAAAACCTATCCGTATCATCCTGCTGAAGGCACGCCAATGGGGAGGCTCCACCACATCACAGCTGTACATGGCATGGTTACAGCTTGTACACCGTGTCGGTCTCAACTCACTCATCATCGCACACCAGGGTACAGGTTCCGACGAGATCAAGGATATGTTCGACCGCATGATAGCCGAATATCCTATTGAGTTCCTGTACAAGCTGGGTGAGGAATACAACGAAAACGAACCTAAGCTCGTGGGTGTCGGAAAGTCCGGTGCTATCCACCGTGTACCTCAGCGCAACTGCAAGATAAAGATAGGTACAGCGGAGCGTCCGGATTCATGCCGTGGCGGTGACTACAACCTTGTCCACCTGTCCGAGGTGGGTATATGGAAGGCGACGGACGGAAAGAAGCCGGAAGACATCGTGCGCTCTGCAACGTCAGGTATCCTGCTGAAACCATACACAATGATTGTGTACGAGTCAACGGCAAACGGAACCGGAAACTTCTTCCATCGCGAGTATGAGGCTGCAAAGAAGAAGCAGTCGCAGTTTGAAAACATGTTCGTATCATGGTTCGACATCGAGCAATACTCACTTGCCTTCGATAGCGAGAAGAAGAAAAAGAAGTTTGCAGAATGGCTTTGGAAGAACCGCAATAACGACAATATCCCTTCCGACCGTGAAGAGCCGGGCAAATATCTGTGGTGGCTCTGGAACAAGGGCGCAACGCTCGAAGCCATCAACTGGTATGTGGAGGAACGAAAGAAGTACAACGACCATGGACAGATGGCAGCCGAGTTCCCATCCGACGATGTGGAGGCGTTTGTCCACTCCGGACAGCGTGTCTTCGACAAATACAAGGTCGAGGTTCTCGAGAAGTCAGTCCGCCCACCTCGCTATGTGGGTGATGTGTACGGCAAGGGTGATGAGGGTAAGGAAGCCCTGATGGATTTGAAGTTCACGCAGGATGCGCAAGGCCAGCTGTGGGTTTGGAGTCTCCCTGAGATATGGGAAGACGAAAAGGTCACAAGTAGGTATCTTACGGTTGTCGATGTAGGCGGACGTTCCAACAAAGCAGACTGGTCCGTCATTGTCGTGTTCGATAGATACTGGATGATGGAAGGCGATAAACCTTGCGTCGTTGCTCAGTGGTACGGCCATATAGACATTGACCTCCTGGCATGGAAAGCTGCACAGATAGCCAAGTTCTACGACAACTCCCTACTTGTCATTGAGTCAAACACGCTCGAGACACACGACAAGGAGCGAGACACCGAGGGAGATCAGTCCGGATTTATCCTAAACCAGATAAGAAGTGTGTACAAGCACCTCTACGCACGCAAGCAGAGTGCTGAGGATATAAAGAAGAAGGCTCCGAAGAAATACGGATTCCATACGAACGTATCCACAAAGCCGATGATCATAACTACCCTGGTAAGGGTTATCCGTGAGAACATGTACATCGAGAGAGATCAGCGTTGCCTGGACGAATACATCAACTACGAGAAGAAGCCTAATGGTGCGTATGGTGCCATCGTAGGTGCGCACGACGACTTGCTCATGACAAGAGCCATCGGTCTTCACATCTGCTTCTTCGAGATGCCGGTACCGAAAATAGTGATGAGGGTAAGCGAGCTTTCCCCAGTAAAGAAGAAGGTGGTATCAGCAGCCACCATATAATTAAAGGCCGAGTAGAACCATCTACCCGGCCTTTTCCATTCAAGCAGCATTCCGGCCACCGTTCCAGGCGATTCCATCGCCTGTCCCCATTATGCAGCCTGCTGCTGAGGCTGCATGTATCTCTGCAACAACTGCGCTGCACGTGGGTCTGCATGTACCTGCTGCCGAGCCTGCTGTATAAGCTCTGGAGAAACACCCTGCAACTGCTCGCCATGCTCCATGGCTTCCTTGTTGCTTCTGATGCTCTGCAAGAGATCGTCCGCAAATGGGAAGTCGCCATTTTCCAAAAGCTGCTCCACAGTGATAGCCTGAGCCTGCCATAGCTGCATGAGAATATCGTTGCTCAGCTGGCGATATACAGGCGTTGCAGTGCTCTCGGTAACGTTAAGGTCAAACTCAACGTCTCTAATCTTCTGAGGGTCACGCTTGATTTCAGCAGCGTTCTTACCAGCAATGTTGGCCATGGTAATATCATCATAGAACTGCTGTATGTTCTTAACGTCCTTGATGGCTCCATTACGGATGAACTCGCTGAACACTTCGAGAATATCAAGAAGTGAAGTCGTGGCATTCTGCGTCTGCTGACTGTAGAGTGCTGCACTAGTGCCGCTATAGCCAGGCTTACCCTGCAAGGCTCCGTTCACGCCCGAAATATCCTCGAAGAACTTCAACTGCATACTGAGCAAATCTCCGATTCCTATGTTCACGGAACTTGCTGCAACCTGCTGCGGAATCTGCCCGCTCTCGCTAGGCTCATACACAATCACTCCGTTAACCTCTGTCCAGCGTTCGGCAATATCCTCAATAGATACGCCTTCTGGCAAACAGTCATGTGGAACAAGAAGCACACCCTTGGCGGTCGCTCTGATTACCCAGTCATAAAGGGTAATGAGGCGGTTCACGTAGCGCTGCTGGTCTATCACGTCAGCCACGAAACTGTGTATTTCACCGTCGATGAAAGGATATGCCAAGAACACGTAAGGATGACTCTTGTGCTCGTATGGAGTCTCGCCCTCCTCCAGGATGTCGCCAAATGGACTGACATAATAGTAATACCAGTAGTTGTCAGTGAACCACTCTGCCGTAATCAGAGGAATCTCCTCTCTAGGGATGCCTTCTTCCAAGCCCTGCTGCAAACGCTTTTCGTTCTCGTCAAAGACAAGCTCCTTGTAATCTTCCAGGTCTATCTTGAACCGGCTTCCGTTCTGCGGATCATAACATCTGTAACGGTCCCTCTGCTCCTTCTTCCATACCTCTATCACACGGCATCGGCTAGGGTCAGTCGTTACGAAGAAGTTCCAGTTCTTCTGTGCTGGATATCCGAACTGGTCTGCATACATCGAAACGCATGCCTTATCTGCGGCATGACGGTAAATCTCCTTCAATCGCTTGTAATCATCTGGCGACTTGGCAAACTGGCCGCAAAGGTCACCAAACGAAATGTCATGTATCTCTCCAAGCATCGTGCAGTCCCATCCTCTTGGGTCTCTCATGTTGGAGTCTATGAAGAAGTTGTTCGGCTGAACGTAGTCTGTCCAGCAGTCAAAGCGGTCATTCTTCCAGCATGCGTACTTGCGGTGAACGCAAAAGCCGGAGATAAGAAACTCCTCCATCGTGCGTGCCAGCAATCCATTCATGCGGTTCAGCTGCATGTTGTACTGAAGAATGGTACTCATGGTCTCGCCAAGCTTCTGCTCATCGCGATCTCTTGCCACACATGTCGGCTCCTTTGACTGGGAACGGTACACACCTATCACATTGCGGACCAATCTTCTGATAAGATTGTTCTTCAGCGGAACATTTCCCTGACTCTTGATGTATTCTTCCTCCGTCATGCGCTTATTGTCAACCTCGATGATGTCGTCCCACTGCTTGCCATAGCAATATCTCTTGTTTCGCTGGCGGTCCCTGCGGTAATCATCCATATTGCTGTAATGCAGGCTAGCTTCCATGAGAATGTCAAAACCTCGTCTGCGGTCGTCGGAATTCTTTGCTCTTCTCACACTATCTATAACGCTTTCGTCCGGTGCCGTGGTCTTCGGCATGATGTTACTCAAACGGTATAGCTTAGCTCTTTTCTTTGTTGCTACTGCCATAATAATAATGTATTAATGTGTATGGCGGCAAATATATGAATAAATGCCGCCATACTAAGTTTAACTATTTACGGCCGTTCGCCTTTAGCTCTGTCTGAATGAGCATGAGCAAGTAACCGATGTCACTCTTCTCCTGCAAGTCCGTAGCCTTTGAAAGCTTCTCCTGCAACTTTGAGCGTTCCTTCATGAGGTCGTCAACGTCCATTCTCGTAAAGCTGTCCGCATAGACGAGCTGCTTCTTCAGGGCGTTCAGTCCGTCTGTAACCTCCTTGCGCTCCTTGTCACTTAAAGGCTCCTTCAGCTCATTGTTGTATGCGTCGATGTCTGCCGAATAGTCCTCGTAGATTTCCATGCGTCGATACTCCGGTGAGTTGTAGAGCCAGTTTATTTTGTCTGCATAGTCCATGACTCCATTGTCGGTATCATCTTCATAATGCTTCAGTCGTGACTTGATCTTGTCATGCTCTTCCTTCATGCGGAAGTATTCGTTGTTGATGGCACGGTACTCTGTACGCTCGTCACCATTCTTCAATACACGGTTGATGACAAGCCAGTTTCTAGGGTCATACTCACGGTCTCCGAACATGGTATCAAACATCTTGGATGTCTTGTCGATGGTGTTGCTGACACCACCAAAGTAACCGTTCAGCAGATATTCAACCTTTGCCGGGTTGATGTCGATGGAACCCTTTGTGTACTGGTCGCCTCCGCTCACATCGTTCATGACGGCAGCCAGGTTTATAAGATACTTGTTGCCGCTCTTGTAAGACTTTGTCCACTCTGGCATATCCTTGTTCCAAGGAGTATCCTTGTAGAGAGGCATACCCGTCCACGACTTGTTTGCTATCACCTCTGCGAAAGGCTTGACAGAAGAAGGAACAAAGGCGTTCCAGCCTCCGCCACCTTCAAGGAAGTCTATTGGCATAAGCTGACTGAACTGGCCCGCAATCTGGTTTGCCAGCTCCTCGCCTGTGTAATGTTCCTTTCCGCTTACAGCACTCATGGCAAGCTCGCCCATTCCGTACATGGCTCTGTACTCAACAGGGAGAGGGATACTTATCCACTGCTCATCCATGCCAGGAAGACGGAACACGATGTTTGAACGTCTCACGTACTCAGGAAGGTTGTAATATGCGTTCTTGTCGCCATCATCCCCATCGTCACCGCTACCGATCGCAGCCATCAGCAAACCGAGCATGAACATGGCACCTACACCTGTAAGCGCCTTTCCAGGATGCCGTTCAAGCTGTCTTCCGAAGTTTGTAGTTCCTTGCACTGCTGCATTCCAGAAGACGTAGAAGCTTCTTCCAAGTCCTGATACGAAGGCTGCCGTGTTGCCACCGAAGGTCTGGCCGTTTGCGCCCATGAACTTTGCACCGCTACCCTTCTTGTTGAAGTTCACGCTAATCTCCTTGGCATCATAGATGCTTCGGTCGATAGAGCGCTTCATCTGACGGGATGTCATGAAGGCAGCAAAGCGGGCACAGTTCTCAACCGCACGGTTGTATTCATCAAGGCGTTCACCAAGCAGGCTCCATGCCTTACCGATGGAAATTCTTCCGGCACGTCTCAACTCTCGCTTGATGTCATTCTTGTGCTTCTCGATGTCCCTTACGGTAGAATAGCCGGTCTCACCTCCGTTATCCATGAACAGTTTGAACATCTTTTCCGTTTCGTTGTTCATGTCAAGCGTATCATTGCGGAGCTTGGAGAAAAGCATCTTCATGATGGCAGGATTCACCTTCATGAAGTTCTTGTTGTATCTCACCGCATAGTTAGGGCTTTCCTTCACCCACACCATGGTATTACCATACAGGGCATCACGGATGAAGTTTGACACAACGAAATCTGGATTTCGTGTCGTGTAGAATGCACTGAGCTGGCGATTGAGGGCTTCACCTGCACGGAGAATGGCACCAATAGCACCGGCATTGTCATTGTCCGGGTTGGTCTGTCCGTTCAACGCCTGTGCCGCACGTGGGTTGCCATTGATGGTTACCACATACTCAACTCCGTTTCTCTTCACGAGTACCTGGTGCTGCTTCAAGTCGCGACTTTCAACAACGCGATATGGAATGTCCGGATGTTCCTTCTGGCTTCTGTACTTGTCTGGCTCATTCTTGCACAACTCCTGCATGCGGTCGTTGAAGTCCTTGACCTTTTGCTCGATTTCAGCAGGGCTGTCATTCTCGCTGAGGTTGTCCGCAAACACTGGCTTCCACTCATCTGTCACATCATCATGCTCCAACCATACGTTGCTGACGCTCACAAGGTCGCTAGGATGATTAAGGGAGAAGTTCAGGAACTTCTGCTTGACAAGAGTATTACGGTTGCCCTGCATGATGGCACTCTCGGCCATGCTCTCCATGTTGGCAAACGGATCATCAGCCTTGCTCTTACGTCCCTTGGCAGTCTTCAAAGGTGCATTGAAAGCACTGTTCTTGTCAGACAGGTAAGCGTAAGTATCCTCTCCTGTCTTCTCGTCAAAGCCACGAAGAGGAATGTAATACTCATACATGGAGTTGATGTCGTCATAGGTTTCCTTGCTCATCAAGCCGCTTTCGTAAGCCTTCTGCAAGGTTGCACCGGTCACGGCATTAACCTGTTTCCAAAGCTTGTCCGTAGCATTCAACGTCTCATACGTGCTAACCATGAATGATGCTTTCAGCTCGGCCTCAGCAATATCTTCCTTTCCAGTCAAGGCCGTGAGACCTGCATAGTCTCTGCCTCTGTTTTCAAAGTATAATTCCTCTTCACGGTCATGCTTCTTCTGCTTCACGTCTTCAAGGCGGTCTATGGAATCCTGGTCGAGTGGGTCTTTTGCTACAGCTCGCTGGGCTTTGGCCAACTCTTTCCCGAACTCCTCGTTTGCCTTTTTCTCTGCATCTCTGCGAGCCATGACAACATTGCGTTCCAGTCCATGCTTGGCCATCATGTAATCAGTAAGCATCGCACGCTCCTCTGCATCTTCTGCCAGACGGCTCACCTCATTCAACAAAGGCTTGAACAAAGTTTGCGCAAATGCCTTGCACTCTGCTTGATTCACGGATGAAAGACGATTCTCTCCCAGGTATGGATTCTCGAAACCTGCCACATCCTCGATGTGTATCTTGCTCTTACCCTCTGCCTTCAATACGGCATTCATGGCTTCCTTCAAGCTGAGCATTGAGTCCTGCATCGCTTCTTGCATCTGGAACAATCCACGCTTAACACGCTGGTCGTAGATGTTTCTAGCATGTGCCTTCTCATACTCAGCAGCATCGCCATCACGGAAAAGTTCATCATCTTCTGAAAGATTTTGCCCATTATCCTTGTTTGTTTCAAATAAATATGGTATCTTTGCAGCAGAAAGGGATTCGCCAGAGTACGTTACGGACGTAGGGAGTAGGGTTTGTTTAATTTCCATAACTCGCTGGTCGATACCTTTCCTTCTTGATTTAAAGAAACTCTTCGCAGTAAGATTACCATTTTTGGTACTGCATACCTCTGTAAGGTTATACAACCCATTTCCAGCATCTTTCAAAAAGAAGAACAGCTTACGGCCATCTCGCTTATCCACACCATACAGAATTGCGTCCGGTTGGTTCAATACATCTACCATATTCTGAATATCTTCATCATTCAATGGTATATTATTGCCATTGTCCTTCTCGTTTTCTCCATAATGGTCAGAACGGATATGATTCAAGTCCGAAGGATTGAGAACAAAGTCCACATATTCCTTGAACGTTAAGCCAGACAAATTCTCTAAGTATGCCTTACCTTCTGAACTTATCCTACCTATGCTTTTAGGCTTGCCCGTAAATTCCCCACTCTGTGCCTGTTCAAACAAGTCGGCAACCTTCCGCTTTATTTGCAATATGTCTGTACTCTCTTCCGCCACCATGGTACCACCGGAGGTTGAAGGCTTGGCATAATTGCCAACCCCCAACTCCATTTGCTTGGTAATATCAGCAGCCTCGCCCATGATGCTGCGATAACGCCCAGGCTCTGCCAGGTTCTCGTAGCTTCTCCACAGAATGTAGCGAAGCTCGTTGTCCGTAAGAGTCTCGCCCTGATAACCCTTCAAACCGATGGAATGAAGCATCTCCAGGAACATACGCTTAATCTTCTGCCACCATCCACTATCCATGGCACGCTCAAAGTTGGTGCGCTCCGCAAGCCCGGCAAGATATTCCTCGGTAGCAGTGCGGAAGTCCCAAGAGTGCTTTTTGGCAAGATTCACGATTTCCCTGCGGATACCTTCCTCGGCATAGTTGAACACGTTGTCCAGGAAATCATCGAAGTGTGTACCGAAGAGTTGACGCAAGCCGTAATGGGCTACAGCCTCATGCAACACAGTCTGCTCAATATCTTCAATATCACGATGATTCTCAACTACGATGGTAATCTTGCCAGTATGTCTGTTATAGAAACCCTTCGCCTTCTTGCGCTTACCGGTCAGCGTTGAAGCATCAGTTACCACCTCTATATTATTAAGGTGTAACTTATCTGCAAGCTCATCCACATGTCGTGCCATGCGCTCACGCTCCATTGCTGCAAACTCCTCCTGCTGCTCAGGTGTGAAACGGCTCTCGACCATCATCCTGCTCATAGGGTCATTCAGAAGAGAAATATCAGCATCGCTGATGATGCCATCACCCTCACGGTTAACGTCATTCACTACAGACAATCCCTTCTCTATAGCTTCTTTTATCTGGTCACTCTTCTTAACTCCCTTTGGCTCACCAATCTTAACACCACGCTTTTCAAGTTCAACTTTAACCTGCGGAGTAACAACATTCTCAGGTATGACAACATCGTACCCCTTTACGTATGAAGCTATGCGGTCGGCAACTTCCGCATTTGACAATACACGTACAGGCTTGTCGTAACGGGAAAGGATAACCTTTCGAGGCTCATGGCCCTGGTCAACCAACTGCTTGGTTACCGGACCGGCATGCCAGTCTGTTTCACCTACAGGGTCTTTCGAGAACTTCGCACGATAGCCGCTGGATAATTCAGACACCGGAACCTCCACCTCAACGGTAACAATGTTCGGTCTGATCCATGCAGAAGAGAACTGGTCGTTCAATGGTGAGCGTGATGTATGCCAATAAGGATTGTAAGCCACATCGCGAGTCACCGTAGCCTTCTTGCCGGTAGCATCCTTGCTTCCCTTGTCAAGGTCAACATAGCCAACCACATCACCATTCTTGTTCGTCTTGGTAAACTTGATGATGTCCTCACGCTCATCTGCAACCTCCCATGTGCCAAGTTCACGTGGCACGACAAGCTTACCCTTAACGGCTGCCATCATCGGTGGATACAACTTTCCGTCAATTACCTGCATGGCACGGTAAACCTTCACGGTCTCCTGGGAATCCAGCCATGCCGATTCGTCCTCTGTAGCGTCACGATACAGGTTATCATCTTCCTCCTCCTCATCACCAGGTGAAGAGAAAGCATCCTCATCGAGATCCTCAACCTCCTTGTCAAGCTTGGCATACTTGGCCTCCTTCTTTTCCATTTCCTCCTTCATCTTCTCGGAGTACTCTTCAAAGAGTTCCTGCGCTCTAACCAGCTTGTCTTCTTCAGCAAACGACTTGCCCTCTCGCTTATCCAGCTCCTGGATGTCTGCCTTATCCTTGGTAATCTCAGCCTCTTGTCGGGAGATAGACTCCTCAAAGCGTTTTCCACTCACCACATTATCTATAATGTCATTGATGGCATTCTTCAAGTAGCCCTGTCTTGCCTGTTCGTCCTTGATACCCAGCTCATCGCAAGAGTAGGTCATTGTACGGGATACACTGCCCAAGTAATTGAGAATCTCTGTATGTGCGACAAAATTATAACCGTCAACGTTAATGGCAAGGTCCATGTTTATCAAGCCCTCTGGCGAATCCTCGTCACGTATCTTTTCCTGATTTTCAATCACCTTCTTGTTGTAGTTCTTGAAGTAATCTTCCATGTCGGCAACGCTGGCAAAGCTATGCTTTCCGATGCTTATCTTCTTGAACTTGCCATCAGGGAATGTCTTCTTGATTCCGTCAAGGCGAGTCTTCTGTCTGTCTGCAAATGCCTGAACCTTCTTGATACGCTCCTCCAGCAGCGGCTTTCTACTGTGTATGTAAATCTGGTCAAACTCCCATTGCTTCTTGCGACCTTCCAGTCTGCGCAACTCTCGTTCTGCCTCGTTCTTCTTCAAGGCATACTCGCTACCCGACAACTGGGCTACGGTATCACCGAAGATGTCACTCTCCTCTTCAAGCACACGGTTACTCATGCTGTTGGCAATCATATCCTTGCTGTGCATGATGCTGTCAGCAATGGCTCCCTTGGTCTCCAGACGCTGGTAAGCAGTAACATCAAGGCTATCTTCCACACCCATGCGAAGCACACGTACAGGGATACCCCATTTCTTCAACAAGTTACCCTGTCGGATAACACGTCCATTGCGCTGCGTATAGTCCATCGGACGGTTAGGTGCATCCACATGGATGAGGGTATGTAATCTTTCCTGGATGTTCACACCAGTACCAAGGGTAAATGTACTACCCATGATAACACGTATCTCACCACGGTTCACCTTGTCGAAGATGTCGAGCTTCTTCTTGACGGTCATTCCCGACTTGATAACAACAACCTGCTCGGCAGGAACACCAGCCTTGATAAGCTTGTTGCGAATATCCTCATAAAGGTTGAAGCCGGTTGAGGCATTCTGATAATGGTCAGCAAAGATGGCCACGGTACCATGATATTTCTCCGAATCCTTCAGTGATCTCAAAGTCTGTCTCACGGTCTCGTTGGTCTTGCTGTACTGCTCGTCCGCTGCATCTTTGAGCACGAGTCGAGGGTCAACGGCTGCTGCTGCAGCTATGCCATACATGGTAAGAGGGATGGCAGAATTCTCCTTCTTCTCCTTTCCACTCATGTTCTCAAATTCCTCAAGTCTCTTGCGGACAAACTTCATCACCCTACGCAAAGCCTTGGTCTGAGGCAGGTAGATATCTGTTGCCTTGTCGCCATTCTCCATCTTTGGAAGCTTCGACTTCAAGTCCTCTACTTCCTTGGAAAGGACAATATCAGAAACACCCGACCAGATACGTGCAAGCTCAGGAAGATTCATGTAACCTGCAAATCGGTTCACCTCCTTGAACTTTCCGCTAGTGGTAAACTCTGCCATCGTCTTCAAGTTACCGAAGTTACGGACGAAATCATCAAAGTAGTAGATGCCATACTGCTTCATGGTGTCAGCAGGCATGAGATAGCGCATGAACGTCCAAACCTCAGCGGCAGTATTGCTGATAGGAGTACCTGTAGCAAACACCACATTGCGGCCATTGTTCTTCTCGAGCACGGCCTGCGTCTTCAAATACACACCTTGCGACTTCTTGGAGTAAGAAGGGTCGATACCCTTCACGCCACGCTGCATGGCTGTTGCAAAGCCGAGATGCTTGTATTCGTGAGCCTCATCAACAAGAAGTGCATCAATGCCCATATCGTCGAAGTTCTCCACATCGTCGGTACGTCTGTCAAGCATCTCCTTGGCCTCTACCTCGGCATTCTGCTTGGTTACCTCCTTCTTCTTCAGCTGGGCTGCGGTATCCTTGCGCTTGGTAGTCATGTTGCCGGTGATGTCTGCAAGCTGCTGCTGCAGGTCCTCGATTTCTTTCTCGGCCTGTCGGGTTATCATGCTGTTGCCACTCTTGTCTGCATCCTTCATCTGCTCCAGCACAAGAAGCTTCTCCTCGATCTTGTCATTGATGAAGCGTATCTGTCGCTCCTCGCTGTCCGGAATAAACTCAAAGGTTGACTGAGGAACAACAATCATATCCCAGTCGTTGTACTTAATCTTGGCATAGAAGTTCTTTCGTCCCTCTGCGTTTCTGTCTGCATCCTCCAGGGTAAGAATCTTAGCCTTTGGATAGAGCGACTTGGCTGATGCCACAAACTGGCCTACGGTTGCGTTCTGCACGACAATCATAGGTTTCTTGGCTGTACCCAGTCTTCTCATCTCCATGGCAGTAGTGATAAGGGTGAAGGTCTTTCCGGTTCCCACCTCGTGTGCCAGCATGGTTGGCTGAGTCACACACTTCACCACAGCCTTTGCCTGGTATGAGTAAAGATTGAAGTCTCTGTTACTTCCATCCAGTCTTGGAGCCATGCCAGGATAACGCGAAGGTGCGAAATCATCCGGGATAGATAGCGGAACGTAGTTGTTGAACTGCTCGTTGTAGTCTGCCTCAATCTTTGCAGACAACTGCTCGTCCTGTTGCATCTTACCTCTTGCCCAGTCCTGGAAGTCCTGTCGTATCTCGTCAATTTTGTTGCTGCAAGCCTGTGTCGCATCACGGTCGGTCTCCCTTACATCCTTGCCGTTCTCCTTGTAGGTTCTGGAAACGATGATGGATTTATTCTGAATAGCAGCCTCGATAAGCTGGTGCCCAGGAATAATCTTGTTGAACAGCAAACTCTTCACGCCAAAGGAATTGTCCTTTTCCTCGTTGATGTAATCAGGAGCATCCATAAACCAGGTACCACCGGCAGAAGTAAACTTCACATTCACGTTGGTTCTTTCCTTCACATAGTCCTCGTACAACTTCTGATCAATCCATGAAGAACCGAACGTGAAGTTAATCAAATGTGCAGGAATGTTCATAGGGATAACACTCTCTAGAGCCTTGATGTTGGCATTGTAGCGTCCGCCCTCGTTATTGTCCAAAGCCTGGCGGAGCTTCTCACGCACATTTCCACTCTTGTACTGGTAGGAAACCTCAATCTGACGGGTGATAGGATTCTCGAAGCCAAGACCGCTATTGATAATCTCGTCCTTCACTTCGTCTTCCGACTTGCCCAAAGCATTGGCAATATACTCCACGTCAACACGTCCGTTCTGGTACATGCTGGTAATGATGGCATCCTTTACGTTATGAGGCTTAGGCTCCTTGGCCTTCTCAACCACACGCTTGCTGAAGATGTCACTCTTGCCGAAATGCTCGGTATGGCTGCCTTCCTTGTCGCTCACGTCCTCGTATGTTTCAAGCGAGAACACATTAGGATAGTCAACATCCCTGCGGAGGAATGCCAACTGTGTATTCTTGTTGAAGTGGCCGTAGGTAGCTACAAAGTCATCGTATGCCTTGTTGAGCTTATCAAGCAGAGGTTTCAATCCCTTGTCGCTCTCATTCTCCGTCTGGTATGCAAGCACATCATTAAGCGCTGACTTGATGGCAGAGTAAGCGTTGAAGCACTCAACCTTAGTATGACCTTTCACCTTCTTAGACTGGAAACGGGTAATCAAATCGCTATCGCTAGCCTTCTCACCCTTCTTTGCAGCAGACATAAGAGGTACGGCCTTACCCCATTGAGCAAGGCAAATGTTGCCATTCTTGTCAACGACCATGCTGCCTTCCTTTACATCAGGACCCAGTTTCTCATACACAATTCGGTTGTTCTCCTCCTCGGTATTCTCAACTGGAGCGTTGTCCTCCTTCATGCTGGCGAAAGAGTTGACGAAATCAGTCAGCATATTCTTCTGGTTCAATCCCCTTGCAGGGAAAAGACCCATACTTGTAGGACGGTAGGTGTCACCTTCCTCGAAGCCGAACTTCATCTTTCCTGCCATCATTTCCGGATGATCCTGGAAATATTTATTGTAATCAAGCGATAAAGATTTGATTACAGGCTTCTCCTTACCGTCAACCTTGCGAGTCTCACCAGTGTCATAGCTGGCAACACGCTCACCGCTGGTGGAACCAACATCAATGGCATTGGCCGATTTCTGTCCGTTCACACGTCTGCGGACAACAAGGATGTCACTAGTTACGGATGTGCCACCAAAGGTGTTGTTGTTCAAGCGGAATGCACCGATGAAATCAGAATCACCCTGGTTGATTACCCAGTCACGAAGCTTCTGCGACTTGTCGAGCGTACCACTGGATGTGATGAAGATACCGATACCACCAGGTTTCAACTTGCGAACGTTCTTGGCGATGCAGAAGTCATGAATGTTTCCGAACTTAGAAGACAAGTCCTTGTCACCGCTCTCATCCTTCACCTTCAAGCCAGTGACGAACGGAACGTTGGTAATGGCAAGGTCAACGCTTCCGTTCTCTATCTTGGTCTGCTCGAATCCCTGGATGTCAACCTGGGCATCAGGATAGAGCAGAGAAAGAATGCCACCTGCCGTGTTATCAATCTCTACGGCATGAATATCGCTACGGTCGCTGATTTCTTTCGGCATCTGGGCAAGGATATTTCCGATCCCTGCCGAGCCTTCCAGGATGGTTCCACCCTTGAATCCCAACTGTGTAGCAATATCCCAAAGGGAATCAATAATATGCGTAGGTGTGTAGAACGAACTGTTTGCACTCATCACCGCCTGCTGGTAAGCTTCATTGCCCAACAGCTTGCGTAGCTTCTTAGGAGGTGTATCTTCACCCCAGCCCCATGAGCTTTGGGTGAATGCCTTACCCAGGCCACCCCAACCGCTGAACTTGCGGAGAACAGCCATCTGTCTAGGTGTGGATTGCTCACCACTTCTCAGTAGCTTCTGTGCCAACTCAATAGCCTCGATGTTGGCAGTAATACGTGCATCTACAGACTTTGGAGCATACTCCATACCACGCTTGCCATGGTTGTTATGGGTATTCTTGCGCTCCTCCGGCTCTAGTCCCTGTAAGCGTCCAGCGGATCGTTCAGGGCGTCCGAGTACTTCTCCCTCTCCTGACGATACGCCTTGATCTCCTCGTCCGTCATTCCGGCCTTCTTGTAGATTTCCGTCCACGCGTGTGTTGACAGCATGCTCCCGCTCAGCAGGTTCTTTCGGCAATACTCCGTCTGAGCCTTGTCGATTCTCTCCTCGAGTTCTCTCCTCGCTATCTCCTTCTCGCTGCACCCTATCTCCTTGAGATACTTCTTTTCCTGTTCTGTCATTGTCGTTACTGTTTAAAGTTTCACTTTCTGTTTCCTGTCCGTTATCGAACAGGTCTGCAATATGCACCTGCGAAGATACTGCTTTTTTACGAGACTTCTTCTCCTTAACCGGATTATTTTTCTTTGGAGTCTCTTTTTTCTCCTTTGCAGGCTTGTTACCAACCACATGGGTTATATGGTTGTAGTCAAACAGGAAAGGCTCTGTCACATCGTGCTCGATAGTATTGGTATGTTCGTCAACCGGAACTACTCGGTCGCCAACCACCTGGCCTAAGCTCTTTCTTGCACCATACTCCAGATTGAACGCATTAATTCTGCCATTGGAATCAAGCAGTTCAAAACCAAGCCCCTTAGCCTCATCAGAAAGTTTCTTCAAAGATTCCAAGAGAGTCAACATCTCGTGAGGTTTCTTCTCAAACCAACCTTTTTTCAACTCCATGACAATATTCTTGTAGTCAGACTTGATTTGTTCCTTGGTACGCTTGCCGTTACTGTTCGCCTTGCTATCCTCCTTTGCAGGCTCAGCCTTCTTAGGCTCAGCGGAGAAATTATCAAGTGCTTCGCTGAACGCCTCACGTTCACCCAAGCATTTCAGTAAGGTAGCTTCCAGGTCAACGTTCTTTGTGCCGGCAAATGTACCTTTCTTCTCGCCAGCTTTCACACGGTCGCCCAACTCATCAATAAACTTCTCACGCTGCGCCAACTGCTCCTCAAGCATCTTCTTGCTGAGCTGCTCCTTCACCTGCTCCAGCTTCTTAGCCATGGAATCCTTTGCTTCCTTTACAGCCTTGTCAACATCGGAAGAAGGAACGGTGTGGTCGCTCAGTTTGGTCTTGCCGTTGGTATGCAAGGCATTGAACAAGCTTTCCACATTAACCTCCTTAACAACAGTCTCCTTCTTCTTCTCGTCTTTAGCCTGAGTATCCTCAACCTGGAGGTCTTCGAGCTTTGCGTCTTTGCCATTGGTCAAATAGACTCTGTCAATATATGACTCACCGAACTGCGCTGCACCTACCTGCTCGCCCTTACGGACAACCATCATGATGTGTGTAGGCTTACCTTCATAGTAAACCATACCGTTGCCTTCCACATCAGATTCCGTAGCAGGACGGAAAGACTTTTTGTCCATGGTACGACGTGCGTTGCGCTCATCGACGAGTTTCTTTTGGGCCACCTCTGCCTGCTTCTCAACCTCAGTCTCAGCTGCGATTTGTGCCGCCTGCTCCATAATATCCTTGGATGGCTTGTCGAAGTTCGCCACGTCAACGCCTGCAACCTCTTCATAAGAGGACATATCCCTGTCAAGCTCAGCCTTTATTGCCTCAGGAAGGTCACGGACACCATTATAGAACGACTTCAGGTATGGACGAATATCATCACCCATATCATCTATCATAGCCTTGGCATACTCAGTAAACTTACGTGCGCCCCTCTCAATATGATACACAGCCATCGAGATACCAATCTCTAGAATCTCCGGATCGATACCCATATTCAGCTGACCACGAAGCTTCATGCGCATTCTCTTCTTTAACTCCTCGTATTCATCATCAGTAACAAGCGTGTTACCACTATGGCTCTTCTTTGTCTCCTTGGTAGAAGGCTTATCCTTCATATCCTGAAGAGTAAGAGGCTTTGCGTTCTCCAGTGCTTCGCTATCTTCACCCAATACTGCATCAGTAAGTTTCTTGGCATCCTCGATGCTACGCATCATGAAGCCACCCTGCTTCTTGTCGTACCAGCCTTTAAGGGACTTAGCCAGTGAGACAGCCGCACTTTGCTTTTCACCCAGTTCGTCTGCAAACTTGACAAGCTGCATATCAAGCACCTTGCCACGCTTGGTTGTGTACTTAGCAGGCTCTACTGTGTAGTCATTTGTCTGTGTTTCATCAGCCACGGTGTCAGCAGCCTTATCAGAATCAGCCTTTTCATTTCCGTCAAAGTCGTGATACTTGACAACTGATACAGACTTCAAGTGTCCTTGCGCATCCTTATGGGCAACAAGTTCATAACTGCGCTCGTTCTTTCCATCGGTAACGGAAACATAATTTCCTTTGACAAGATGGAACCATTCCTTTTCTGATTGATACAGCTTATCGGCAGGAACCTCTACACTTGTTACCTTGGCTTTGTATGATGGATAATCATCTGTTTGTGAATCATACATGCCAAACATCTTCTCAGCGAACTTGATGATAGCTGACGGATTTACACCATTAGGCACAACATCAATACCAGAGTCTTCTACGAATTGGCCGAACGGAGATTTATCATACAAATTTTCATCAATCCACTTTTGCAGATGCTCTTTCACCAATGAATACTCGGCAATAGGCTTGGTCTTGCGATTACTGCTTTCTATCCACTTTTTGAATATATCCATAGGAACAGTAGAGGTAATGATCTTTCTCTTGCTCGTTCTCCAGCTACTGTCATAGTTAGAGAAATAGGCATCTGTAGCTTCGTCCTTATCATTGAAGCCGAGCATTACCTTGTGCTCGTCAAACGTTCCATCAAGGTTGTACTGGTCAACTACATAAACATTCTGCTGGTCCCATGAGTCAATATCATTGCTGAGGAATACATCCAGGTGGTCGCCATCAACACCCACGTTGTCGGTCATGTAGCCATAAGTATTGTTCATAGTCACGCTCCACTTCTTGCCGTTGGCATCCGTTCCAGAGCGCACACTACCCCTAGGCTGCTCGATGGAAATATTGAATCCAGCAACCTTAACGTGTCCCTTCTTGTAGTTACCTGCTTCCTTCTGTCCGTCTGTAGGATTGGTGTCTGTCTCAGCCTCAGCCTCTTCGATGGTTGATTGAAGGCTTGTATTTTCAGCAGGAATGATGCTAGAGTTGTTGAACACAATGACTTCTCCACTACCAATATTGCTATTCTCTACACTCCATACATTATTATAATGTATAATGCCGTCGTAACCCTGCTCCTTCAGCAGAGACATGAACTCCTTAGCTTCTGTTTCATCGAAGCCAGGGTTACCCAAAAGATAAAACGGATTGTTCAATCTTACATGTGCCTCGAATATCTGGCCGTTGTGTCCGTAATCCTCTGCAACGTCTCTAGAAGGAGAGAAATACACACCATCACCTGAGAAGGTAGCCTTCTCCCCATCTGCCCGGCTGTGTCCTGGCTCCAGGTCGGAAATCTTTAAGTCTTTATCAAGTGTACCATGATACAGAAGAACTGGCTTGCCGTCAGCATCAGCAACGATACCATCATCGGTAAGGTTGCGTCTCTCCTGGCTTATAGGTGTAGCGCCACCCTTTTCAAGGAGTTCGTTGATTACATTTTTCTCTCCAGGTCCTCCATCAGCGTTGGCAGGTTCAGTTCCTCCCTCGCCTGGTCCTCCTGTTTCAGCAGCTTCACTGCCTTCTTGCTGCCCTTCTTGGCCTGCTGGATGATTGCCACCCAGTACATTGCTGTCTTGTTGTCCATCATTATTAATGTTTAAAGCCTCGTTGATGGCATCAGCCAACGAGCGAGGAGTGTTGTCAATACTATCTTTGTTGAATAAATCAACCGCCTGGGAGCCTTGGACAAGGTCAAACAGTTGGTTGAACGTCTGCTGGATGAAGCCCTGCGTTTCACCCTTATACATAGCCACAAGATGAAGGGCGAAATCCGAGAACTTACCATCAGGAAGTACAGCTTCTCCGGTCGCATCATCAAACTGGTAAGAGCGTTTCCAGTCCTCAATAGACACACGTGCATCCTTGAAATTGGTAGCCGAAGCAAAGGCCTTGTCGTTCATCAGCTCGTTGAAAGCCACGATAGACTCCTGAATATCCTTCAGCATGCGGTTCTCCTTAGGGCTATTGACATCGCGGTATGCAGTTGCAAGGATGGCACGCTGCGCCTTTGCAGGCATTCTGTTAAACATCTCCTCCAGACGTTCACTTCCACCTTGGAAGATGCTGCCATACATGATACCCTTCAAGTCGTTGGCAGCCTCAGCAGTAAGATTACCATCACTGTCAAGCGCACTTGTGTACTGTGTATCTGAAATGAAACCCTTGGTATTCATCCACTTCAACACCTTGTTACCGTTCTTGTCAACGAGCTGGGAGAAGCTAGCATCATCATCGGAACTCTCGAGCAGTTTTTTGGCGAAAGACTGCATATCATCACCCATCTTCTGGATGGTGTTCTTCACCTTAATACGCTCAACACCTCCACTCTCTGTGTCCTGGGCACTATACTGACCAAGTTCAATGGCCTTGTTGTCGTCAACATCAACCATATTCACAAGGACAGGGTTCTTCATCTTCGCAATATCCTCTGCCTTCAAGCCGAACTCATCGGCATGATCCATAAGATACTGCTTATATATGCCGGCTTGGTCGGCATGGCTGCTCCACATCAACTTCAACGCTGCACTACGATTGTTGCCCTGGATGGTCTCTCCACGAGAATTGACAGTAGGCGCACCAGTATATGCTGTAATGCTTGATGTAATCTCTGCAGGGTTGATGTTGGCCGCAATCTTCTCAGAAGATATGGTGCTGGCTTTGTCCGTACGCTTCTTTGGCTGCGCTTCTGGGATGAAGTGAGTCACGTTAGGCTGACCATTTATGTGACTTGGATGCAACTGTTCGGCCTCAATAAGCGCAAGGTGTCCAGGTTGTGAAACCTTGTCGGTGAACTTGACAGAAGTCTCCTTACCCTTTGTATGAAGAATATTCTCCTGTCTTGCATACTGATAGCCATTTGAACGACGATAGCCCCTCGCACGTGCATCATGCGGAGTATCATTCACCCAATCAGGTACACCGTCAACAGCTTCACGCTCCTTACGTTCCTGCTCTTCCTTGGCTGCGGCCTGTGCCTTAGCTTCCTCAGCGGCAGCCTTAGCCTTCTCGTCTGCAGCCTTCTGCTCGTCAAGCATGGCCTTACTCTTGCGCTGCTGCTGGATGCCAGCGATTTTCTGCCAATGCTCCAGGTTTGCCTTTGCCTGGTCCACTGCTTCCTGGTGCTCCTTCTCAGCTGCAATCTTCTGCGTGATGGTTCCACCAGACTTTGGTTTCCACTTGTTGAGCTTATCAAGAGACGCCTTCATATCAGAAACCATGGATTCAGCAACAGTCTTGGCCATATCCTCGTTGCCGCCAGTCTGCTCTACGATGGCATCGTATGCAGTATCAGGGTCGGTCTGCTCATAGATAGGCTCACCCTTATCATCCTTAGGAATACGATCCAGGGCAGACTGTGTAGGAGCTTCCTCCTCACTGGCTTCCTGTTGCTGAGGTTCGTTTCCGGTCTCATCAGCTGCCACCTCATCAGTATCAACAAGGGGATTCACCTCGGTATTCTCCTCATCAACCGGAATATTTTCCTCATCAACCGGAGTATTCTCCTCCGTCTCATCAACAGAAGGAGCATCAACCTCGCGACTCCACACCGACTCACCGTTGGCATCGGTCACACTCTCGATCATGTTGTCGAGCTGTTCAGGTGAAACAACCTGCACATGCCAGCCGTTGAGTGGTTCCTCGGTGTGAATCTCGATACCGTCCTCATCTATGCTTTGAATGGAACCACGGATAGGCTCACCATTCTCGTCACGGATAACGATATTATCAAAAAGACTGTAAGTAGGCATAGTTGGACCTTCCTCCTGCTCGCCTTCCGCAGGGGCTTCCTGTTGCTCTTCCTGCTGTTCTTCCTGCTGCTGGGCTGCAACCTGGGCACGTCTTGTCTCGTCTGCCATCTGCTGGATACCAGACTTTGGCATCTGAATGATACCGGAAGTTACAGGAGCTTCTCCTTCCTGATACACAGTTTTCGTCACCACATTCACGGTTCCATCGCCATTGTCAACCACACCCTGCTCGTTAGGAGTGAGCACAACAGTAACAGGGCTGCCATCATCACCAGTCGCCTGATATGTGTCACCCTCATTCCATTGCTTTACGGTTCCATCTATGTTGTCGGCAGCTTCCTGGGCATGCTGGTTACGGATATTCTCCGCAGCCTCATACTTCTCCTGGTTAGGATTTATAAGTTCCTGAGCACTGTGTATTGCACTAGGGGAAACCATCTGCAGCTTTCCCGACTCAGCATCCATGATAACGATGCTATTGTCCGACTGCTCATCGTTGATGGATGAATCATCGTTGAGAACAAGGTTGCCGCTAATGACATAGGCAGTCTGCTCATTGTTGTACTCGTCCTTCAGCTTCAAGGTAACAGGATGAATCATGCCATCAGTACGGTTGGTATGGCTGTCAACGAGTGCGTTGCTTTCCTCTATCTGGCTGTCAATATCATCACGAACACGCTGCACCATGCCGTCATAGGCAGACTTGGCGTTGGCGTAGTCGAGAACAGGCTGCAATCCTTCGGTATTGCCCATGTGCTTCTGCTCCTCTATGTATCGGATAGGGTCCCCGATGGTATCATCAAGCTCGTTCATATCGTCGATGCCCATAGACTGTGCCAGGTTCTGACGTGCAACATCCAGTTTTGCCTTGGCGTTGCTCATCTCTTCCGGATCAGTAGTGTCGTAGCCATCACTATATGAAGTATTCAAGTTCTCAATATCCTCATCCTTATCGCTATCATCAGCATTATTGGCCTGTGCAAGGTTATAACCACGCATCTTTGAAAGATTACGGACATAATCAAGGGCAGCCTTCTTCTCCTGAACAGGCATATCCTGGGAACCAAGGATGTTGTTTGTAACGAAATCAGCCATGTGCTCATTGTCTGTTGCATCAATCTGTTCACGCAAAGGCTCCCATTTCTCTGGAGTCATACTGAAAGACGCAACCTTGTCAGCAGTATCCGTCTTGTGCTTGTATCGGTAATACTGGGATGTATGGAAACCCTGTATTGTCATTGGTACAGCACCAAGCAAAGCGCCCATGGTAGCACAACCAAGCCAAATATCCACATGGTTCTGTGTATTGGTAAGGTCGTTGTAGGCATCATCGGCATGACCTGTAAGCGCATCGAAGAGAGAACCTTCATACTCTTCCAGTGCCTCTCCAGGTAAGCCCTGGTAACCACCAGCACGAAGCATCTTGTTGTACGCTTGGTACCAATCCTTTTTGCCGACCTGGGTAAGCGCATTTGAAATCTTGGAGAGTCCCATCTTGTTATATACGGCAGCACCAGCCTTTTCAGCTGCATTCAAGGCACTTTCAGGAATAATCTTACCTGCAAGTTCGCCAGCACTCTTGCCAAGAACCTTGCCAATACCAGGAATGAAAGCACCAAACATTTCAGAACCGTTCTCACGTGCCTGCTGTCTCTCGGCCTCTACAAAAGCACCGAGAACACTATCCTGGTTCTCAATTTTGTAATTTCCGTCCTCGTCCTTTGTGACATCACCGGCTGCAAGCTGTCCAAACGTACCAGCAGTATGACCGATACCGGTTGTATTGCTTACCATGGCTCCAGTCAGATGTGAACCCACCAATACGCCTGTAGCTTTCAATGTTCCACGTGCCAGTTTCTTTGCAATAGCCTTTCCGGAAGCATCCCCTGTAGCCTTTGCCAACTGCTTAGCACCGATATTAGCAACCTTCTTGTAAATACCCTTGGCCATTCCTTCTGCTCCAGGGTTCAACGCAAGATCCTTCATGAAGTCAAGGGAGTTCGCCATCATGCCACCAGCACGAGACCATGCACCATACTGGCCGCCATATTGTCCCTGGATAGCATTATTTACTGCCATGTTATCAAGAACAGCCTTGGAAGCCTTCTCTTCCTTAGTAAGTTCCTCTCCCTTGGCCAGCTTCTTGTTGATGCTGTCAAGATGCTTCATCGCTTGCGTCTGGGCAGTGACATCCTTCATCTCACCCATGCCGTCATTGAATGTGTATCCATTGGCCGCAGTAGTTGCAAGAGTATGCCAGAAGCTATTTATCTTGCCACTCTTCTTGTCTTCCAGTGTTGTAATGGCAGACTTGTTGTGACGAAGAGCAGCCATCAACTGGGTGTATATAGGGTCGTTGGTATATTTGGCTTCAACAGCATCATACTCACCAGCTGGTCCTGCTCCAGGTGTTGAAGCAGCAGCAGACATGCGCATGAAGTCAGCAAAACCCTGATTAGGCTTGTTATCAATCTCCTCCATACGCTTGCGCACCTCTTCATTCAATCGCTCACGCTCCGCATAAGCATCCTGCAACTGTCCCTCGACTGTCAAGCTACGCTTGTAATCATCAACGGCATTCTGCTCCACGTCTGCAAATGCTCTGTTATCGAACTCATTTCCACTTTCAGTGATATAAGAGGACTGTATCTTACCAGTTTCCGGATTGAAACGTGGCTTGCGCTTAACGACATGACGGTTCGCTACAAGCTTTACAGGCTTCACCTGCAAGCCGGAGTTTGCCTTCTGATATTCCATCTGGTTGTTGAAACGCTGTGTAGAAGCATCAGCTTGAGCAAGGATATTACCAACATTGGATGCATACTTGCGCTTGTCTGCCTCTGTCAATGGTGTGCCCTTCGGCTGTACTGCAGGATTGGCTGGCTGATGCGCAAACGACTTGTGAACCTGGCCACGTCTAGGCTGAACCTGTGGAGTCTGTGTAGCTGGCTTGTGAACCTTCTGGTTTGGGTTCCATTGGGCTTCACCTGCTCCACGTGCCCTTGACGTTGTACTATTCACTGGCACAAACAACTTCGTATAGAAGCCGCTGTATGAGTCGGGAACATCAAAGCCCTGGCTTTTCAGGGCATTGTAGAGCTTGTGACGACGACTTGCGCCATCATCACCCTTACGTGTAAGCTTCTCCTCGAACTCATCGTATGAATTAGGCACATCATAGTTCTGTGCCTTCAAAGCATTATATAACTTTGCTAATCTCTTTTCTTCCATTGTGTATTGTTTGATGGTTAATCAAATGCACCTCCAGTGCTTTTCTTCTTACCTACACCGCCAGCATGCTTAGGCTTGGCAGCAGGCTTCGGCTTGACAGGGGGCTTCACAGAATGGCCACCATTTACCCTGGTAGTCGTAGTAACCTTGGTTCGTCTTCCCTGCTGCACACTGGATGTAGATGTGACGGTATCAGCCTTCCAGGTTCCATTTTGGCGTGCGAACTGTTCAGCGGCCTTAGCAGTCTTGAAACTATGCACATTGCCGTCCTTGTCGTATGCAGTGAACTCCTTCGATGAAGAACTTCCACTGCCACCACCTCCGCTCTTACCGCCTTTACCAGACACCCAGGAAGACGTTCCTTGCCTGTTGTCCTTGCCAGCAGAAGCCTTCAGTTTATCAATCTCAGCCTGTAGTTTGGTAGCCACATACGGCAATCCGGCTGCAATAGCCTCGGATTTCTGCTGATACAAAGCAGCAAGCTTGTCGTCCTTGTTGGCAGCAGCTTCGTACTTCAACCTCTGAGCTTCAGCGATGGCATCCTTTCTCTCCTGCTCAGCCTTAGCCTTATCAGCGTTGACCTTGTCAATCTGTAGGAGACGCTGCCACTTGCGCTCATTGTCCGCATTCTCATCATCAAGAGCCTGTGCCTTCATGAGGGCTTCGGTGTACTCCTTCATGTGATGGTCACGTTCCTGCTTGATTTTATCCCATCTATCCTTAACTACATCCTGCTGGGAATTAGCCGGGTTGTACATGTTTGGAGCACCTTGCGTGGTGAAGTAAAGGTTAGCGAGGGCAGAGATACCATCACCAAGAGCAGCAAAGATCTTCTGCCTCTTCTCCTTCTTGCGCTGCGCCTCCAGCTCCTCAGCCGTTGGTGGCTTGTAGGGATTGAGTGCCTGATACATCTCCTTATACGACATCTTCTTAGGAGAGTTATCCACTGGTTTTGCAGGTTCCTGTACAGCTGGCTGCACGGCAGAATTGCCCTTTCCGGCTTCCGCAACCTGCACACCGGCACCAACAGCAGAGCCACCGGCATTCGGCATGTTGTCCGTCGGATCACTCTCCATTTCGTGGGCGATAGGTGGAGGTGCGTACATAGGTCGCTGCACTCCACCATTGAGAATCTCATCTTTCGTTACTGACATAGCTGTACATTTTAGACTGGTAATTTGCTTGCGACAGACGCAACACCCTGCACGGCAGCAGAAATAGCATTAGCCTTGCCCTGCTGAATCTGGTTGAGCTGATTAACATACTCATCATCCTTCTGTCTGTAGGTCTGCTCAATCTGGTCCTTGCGAGCCTCGGCAGAAGCATTGATGTTGCTCATCGTATCGCTGAGTGCCTTTCCGTTTGCTTCCTTGGCAGCTGCAACACTCTCGTCAGTTCCACCCATGACCGCTGCGGATCCGGCCGCCTGCTGGTTTCTCTTCCTGATGCTCTCTTCCGTCATTGTCAGGAGTCGCTGGGCATCCGCACGCTGGGTTGCATCCTCATTGTAACGTTGGTCATACCAGTTCTGGTTTGACTTGCGCTGAGCCTCGACATTCCGCTTCATCTGTCTCAGCGCCTTGCTTGCAGAGATGCCACCGAATATACTTCCAGCAGCACCTATAGCACCTCCGATTAATCCCATAATATAAAATATTTAAACGTTTAAACTTAAAATCATGGCACAAAAATAATGGGTTATCTTTGCACTCCACGTTTAAGTTATTACACACGCACGCATACAGGCGTACAATAATTAAAGATTTTGATATGGCAGCAGGAAAAAAGACAGGAGGGCGAAAGGCTGGCACGCCTAACAAAGTATCCGGAGCCGTGCGCAAGGCTATTTCGGAAGCCATCGACGGCTACTACACATCGGAGCAGTTCATGCTTGACATGGCTGCACTGAAGCCAGTAGAGAGAGTACAGGCGATGGAAAAGCTCGCCCAGTACGCAGTACCAAAACTACAGTCAACGACACTTGATGCTACCGTCCAGAAGCGAAAGACTATTGAGGACAGATTGCTTGCGGCTAGCCAGGAGGCAGCAGGAAAACAGGCAGAAGAAGAGGATATTGACGATGGTTTTGACGATGATGAAGCATAACGTCTATTAACATCTACTTTAGAGAAATGAGCGGAAATCTGCATGGGTTTCCGCTTTTTCTGTTCCTTTTTCAATCATTTCTGCTACATTAATGTTTATTTCTTCCGAAGAAAATGGCATTTCTGTGTAAGAAATAGGTATTTCTTCCGAAGAAATGGGGTATTTCTTCACATTTATGTGTAATAAATGGGCATTTCTGCTACATTAATTGGCATTTCTTACACCTAAAGTAAAGTAAATATATATATCTACTACTACCGCGCGTAACACGC